CGGGGAGTTCATGTCTCCATAACGCTGGGCGTAATGCGGCTGACCTTGATCATCACATCCCCAAGTGGTGGTAGTTGGCTTAAACAATAAAGCTTCCTCACCGAACCGTCTAAAAATACCCACAATCTCGTCCTCCTGAAGAGAACTGAGAGGAAACTCCATATACCCAGGCAAATTATTCATATCGGTCAGATTTTGTGGCAAGGCTACTTGCCATCCATTGAAAATCTCCACAGATGGCCCCAATCCCTGAGTGGGGTAGAAATCAGTCATCTTCGTGAAATTAACGAAGACTGGGGCCATGTGAACAGTACCACTAACTGTGGAAAAATTCATGGAGGAAGCGACCTTGACACCGCCGGCAACTAGCCGCGCCCCGGCATACAGCTCGCGGAGCGCAGCATAGTTGCCAACGCGGTAATCAATGTCCAGGATGCCTGTACCAGGTCCGAAGGCGTTAGGAGAATCCTGGGCACCAGTAAAGTTGATGCCATTTGGCCAACTAAAATGGGCAGGATAACCCGCATACGCGCCAGCGGACTGAATGCCAGCGACACCCTGAATCATAACATTGCTTGGGTCAGGGGAAAAACACCACAAGCCAGTTCCAGCAGTTGGCGTCACAGTTGACATATTCACGTCAGTGTAACCACCAAGCGCCTTGGCTGTTGTCAAACTCAGCTCGAAAGTCGAAGAAAAAGTGCCCGAAAACCCGCGATAATTGTCGGGGTAGCGAACACCATCAGCGTCAACAGCCCAAGGGTCAATGTACGCCGAAATTATCGGTGGGACCCTAGGGTTGGCTGGTGTTCGCGAACCTCGACTCTTTCCACCACGCCTCCCTCTGAAGGTCGCGGACGGCATGACGCTACCAGTCACAGCTTCGACCTGTTGGTAATTGACTTTTGGTCGAAAAAGCGTCATGGCGGTATTTGGGTTGCCAGCTTTGTTGTTCGAGCCTGCCCGGGACTTCTTCGATGGCCCCATACGGGATAACGAATTGGACTGGGCAGCACGTGCACGAGCACGTTTCTTGCGCTGAGTATTTGCATTGGCCATGGTGTAAATAGAAACGTTGATTAAAAGTTGTAGTTAAAATGCACATTGGCAACGTGATCAAAAGGTGTTGTATTGGATCCCCGACACCAACGGAGACTGTTCATTCTATGGGAACCACACCGGTGGTGGTGGCTAGCGCCGTGCAGTCGTTCGGCTTTCTGATTAGCACGTAAATATTTACCCGTCACTTGACAGAGAACTGCATGGACAGAACGTTTTGGGCTACTTAGCCCATAGAACCCAATATGTTATCGCCACTACGCGCTACAGAGGCATCAAAGGTTGGAAAGTAAACCGAGACACCAGTTTATGTCCAAACTTGAAACCCCTATAAAAATCCTCTAAAACTAACTGCTCATCAGGCGTGACACCATAGGCCCAGTAAAAACTGGCTCTTGTCATCGGGGAAATGTATCCATAATCCCTCGACATGCCTCTGGCCAACTGTCGAACCCCCCAAGACCAAGCGTCGCGCGCGGCCCGTTTGTACGAACTTCCAGCAACCAAAGCGTTGTAGAAATCCTGAAAAACGGGAACACGACCTGTCATAGCGAGGCCTCCAGTACCTACCGCATTACACCAACCGGAAAACATCTCAGCAGTCTCGTAGCCATGTACACTATGAGTGTCTTTTGCAATACCCCACTTGGGGTGCCGCACCATCAGATAATCATCAGCAGAAGGGCCAACAAAAACTGGGTGCGTTTGACAAAACTCAATCTGCTCAAAAGTGTAACAAGGGGCCTCCACAGCCATAGAAAAACCCATGGCCACGAACCACTCATCAAGACCTTGCATGAATCGATCAAGGTCCGTTTGCTCCATGAAAACGACGCAGTCGTCTCCATTGTTAGCTAACTGAATCT